AATATTGACGGGGTTATCCTTAATTCAGTATTTAGACAAGGAGGTGTGAATGAATTTGATGGTATTTATATTAATTGGGGGACTCATCCTACTAGATTTGGTGTAGTTGAAATAACCTATGCAGATTGTAAATCATGCACAATTTTAATGACACCACAAAAATTCATAGAATTATTCTCTGATTGGAAGACAAAGCCAATTATGGACTTTGGAATGGAAATACATAATTTATTCCGAGATAATAAGGACAATGATGAATCATGGTTTTCAGCAAGACCACTAATAAAATAAAATATGCCAACACCCAATAAAGGCGAATCAAAAGACGACTATTTATCCCGTTGCATTCCAATCGTTATCCACGAAGGAACAGCCCAGACAGGTCAACAAGCTGCTGCAATCTGTCATTCAAAATGGAACGAAGCCAAATCTAACATGGCTGCTCAGGATGGGGTTTCTTTTGATTACGATGGCACTTTAAGTACTAAGGCAGGTAAAGACAAAGCCAAAGAACTGATAAGCCAAGGAAAGACGGTTTACATCGTTTCAGCCCGTAATGACAAAGAAGGTATGCTATCAGTAGCTAAAGACTTAGGAATACCCGACTCAAGAGTATTTGCAACAGGATCAAACGTAGAAAAGGTTAAAAAAGTCAAGGAATTGGGCGTAAAAGTCCATTATGATGATAACAAAGACGTTATTTATGATCTTAAAGGTATAGGACGTAAAATTTATTGATTGTCAAACGGATTAAAAAGATATTCAATGCGATTAAGTAAATGTTGCAAATCAGATTTTATATATGTACCAGAGGATATTGTTAATACATATCCTAACACATATACCCCTACTTTAATTGCAAAGTATTGTAATTCTTGCAAGAGGTTAATACCTACAAAAGATACTATCAATAAATTCCCATTAATTTTAGAGATAACTAAATAAGAATACAATAAACTTTATTGATATGGCGGAAAGTTTAGTTGAGCGTGAAATGATATTAGCTTGGAAGGATAAAACCATCTACCAAAAAGCTAAAGGGTGTTTTTTTATACAAGGATGCAAGATGAAAGACGGAACATACAATGTGATGATAGATAGTCTTTGGAAGGATAAATGGCAATTTCCATATATCGGAACAATTGATGTTGGTAATCCAAAATTAATGTTGGGGCTAACCGAGGAAGAATTTAATAAAACTTTTGAATAATATGGCAGCTCCAAAGATTAAACCGATTGACTTGGTTAATGAGGAAGGACAGCCCGATGTCGGAGGTAGACCCCGTAAATATGCAACACCTGAACTATTTGAACAAAAAGTAATCGAATACTTTGACTTTGTAGTAGCCAATAAAATGGAAATAAGTCTTAATGGGTTGGCTCTTTACATGGGATTCTATGATAAGTCAGGGCTAAAGAATTATGTTGATTATGAAGGCTTTTTACCCCCATTAAAAAGGGCTTTGTCTTGTGTTGAATTATCCTATGAGCTAGACCTAAGAACATTTAAATTTGGTGGAGCTGTATTTGCTTTGAAAAATATGGGATGGACGGATGTAACGACTCAGAATGTAAATCAAACTATCAATAACGTATCGGCAAATTTTGGAACAACAAATACAGGTAACGCTTTACAACCCTCACAAGAACCAAAAGAAAATACATGATGCGATTAATAATGGTACTGAGAAGTACTATGTATTAAATATTGGTAGGCAGTTCGGTAAAACATTACTTGCCGATAATCAGGCTTTGCATTGGATGTTTAATGAAGATAAGTGCAAGGTTGGATGGGTTTCTCCAGTATATAAGCAATGTAAAAAAGTTTATGAGGAAATAGAAGCTGCATTTTCTTCTAATCCTTTTGTATTCTCCGAAAAGAATAAAACTGACCTTACATTCAAAACAATAAACGGTTCTACATTACAATTCTTTAGTGCGGAACGATACGACAATATCCGAGGATTTACATTCGACTACCTTATTATTGATGAGTTTGCATTCGTGGATGAGGCTGCATGGACTGAGGTATTACGGGCTACTGTATTAGTTAAAGGCAAAAAGGTATTATTGATTTCTACCCCAAAAGGAAAGAATCATTTTTATACCATGCACCAATTGGATGGGGTTAATCCACAATACAAGTCGTTTACAATGACTTCATATGATAACCCATTAATCAATCCTACTGAAATAGATGATGCCCGTATCACATTGCCTGACCATGTATTCAGGCAGGAGTACTTAGCTGAGTTTATTGATGGTGGAGCAGGTATATTTAACCCGACATTTGATGATCGTAAAGGTGGTACGTTGTTCTATGGCGGTGTCGATTTAGGTAGAGCAGATGACTATTCAGTACTTTCTATTCTAAATGAAAAAGGTGAGCAGGTTTATTGTGAAAGATGGAGGCATGATTCATGGTCAAATATATCGTCTAAGATTGCAGAGAAGATAAACGAGTATAAGGCATCTGTTTACATTGAGGTTAATAGTATCGGTGATGCGATCTTTGAACAGATAAAGAACCTTTGTAATAATCAGGGGGATGTATATCCATTTGTAACCACGTCAAAAAGCAAGACCGATGCCATTGAATCTATGGCGGTTGCTACTCAGAATAATGAATTGGTATTTCAACCTCACGATTGGCTCAAGAAAGAGTTTGACGTTTATACGTTTGAATACAATCCTAAATCAAGGTCTGTAAAGTATGGCGCACCTTACGGCTTCCATGATGATGGAATTATGGCTACGGCATTTTCTTATCAGGCAATGAAACATTTGCGATCAAGTGGAGAATATTTTATATCTTAGCGACATGGAATCGGTATACGACAATAATAAAAAATACCATTTAGAAACAGTTATCAATAAAAATGGTAATCCTGTATTTGTTGTAGTTGAGAATTCAGATGAGTATAATATACAACTTCAAAATAGAATCGATCAGTATTTAATTGATAAAACTAAGCAGGATTAACAATGGAACTACAAGAACAAATCCAATTCATCACTAACCTGCAATACGTAGCAGGATCAGACGAAGCCAAAGCAAAGTTTGAGGCTGTGATCGAATCATTGGTTAAGCTACATAACATTACTAATCATTCACACTTTAATACGATTGTTAGATGAAAGAAAATGAATATGAATGTGGCATATGCCACGAGATTTATATAAAAGGATGGTCTGATAAAGATGCTTTATGTGAGGCGGTAGATAATTTTGGATTTGAAGAGTTTAATAAGGGTGATAATGTAATAATCTGCGATGATTGTTATGAACAGATAAAACCTTTTATTCCTGAATTTAATATTGAAAAACAGATTAAAGATATTTTAGAATGAAAGAACTAAACTGGCAAACAATCCCATTAGGTAAATACGCCCAGATTGATGCACTCCTCCGTCATGAAACAACGGATATGCAACAACGGGATATTACCATTCTCAATATCATTACAGGTAAGCCTGAGTTGTTCTATGAAACGATTTCATTAACTGAGTTAGGTAAGTATCGCATTGAATTAAACAAGTTCCTAGCAATAGAACCAAAGGCAAAGTTTCAAAAGAAGTTCAAATGCAACGGGCGTAGATATTCGGTATCAGCTTCGATGGATGAATTCAATGGTGGTCAATTGGAAGGAATTTCAATGCTAAAGATCACACCTGAAAACTTCGCTTCGGTTGCATCAAAGGCAATGGCTATCCTTTGCAAAGAAGAGAAAAGTTGGAAATGGATTTGTAATGGTGAATTATCGCCTACTGAACAAGTCGAAGAGTTTGAAAAATATCTACCTACCTCAATAGCAATAGGCATCATTGATTTTTTTTTTCAATGCTCACAAGCCTTGTATCCGCTAGTATTGGAACGGGTGGAAAGCGAAGTACTGAAACTAAAGAAACAGATGGAGGAGAATTAGAGCCTGAGTTCGGAGGTCATAAGGTTTCCATGTTTGAACATTGGGGGCATTTCTATACGATCTTTGAATTAGCAGGACGGGACTATACTAAGATGGACTATTGGAGGGAACAAAGTATTGTTTATATTTACAACTGCTTAGCGTTCAGGAAAGATTTACAGGACGAAGAAAAACAATAAAGACATGGAAATAAACTTAGATCAAATATCAGAAATCATTAAACAACTAGATAATGAGTCATCAATTAAACTTCCAGTATATCAAAATGGATTAGTTACATTGATTGACGGCAACTCGATTGTAATTATGAACGGGGATGAATTTGATAATTTTTTCAATAATTATTATAATAAAACAAAATAACTGACAAATGAAAGAGAACGAATTGAGAATTGGGAATTATGCGATTGACTATATCACAGAAAAAGAATTGATGGTCTCCAATCTATGGAGTGGAGTAAAAGGCATTAGGTCGCCATTTGATTCGGCAGGTGAAACAGGTAATTACTATGTTTTCTTTACTGGCGCAATTGATAAACACGGAAGACCATACGTGACGAGATCAAACGCAAAAGATGTTTTGCCAATCCCCCTAACCGAGGAGTGGTTGATGAAGTTGGGATTCAAAAGATATAAAGCCGATTTTGAAGTAGAAAAGGATGAAAAGCAATATGTTATTAATGATTGTTTTAATAATAAGTTAAGCGATCATTTTAGAATTTATTGGAGAAGTGAGCGTCAACAGAAATGGCATAGAGAAATATGGAGCAGTAAGGCAAATGATATAGGGTCTGATTATTTTATCTATGTTGGAGGATATGTTAAATCAGTTCAATACATCCACCAACTTCAAAACCTATATTTTTCTCTTACAGGCGAGGAACTTGAATTGAAATCTTAATACAGGTCTAGTAAACTTGTTTTCACTTAGCCTCTGAGAAATCAGGGGCTTTTTTATACCCATTAAAACAAAAAAGGGTTGATATTTCTACCAACCCAATTCACTAACCCAATTCACTAACCCGAAACTAAAACTAGTCTTTAGATTTACTATACATCTTTTCAAATGGATTGTAAACTACCTGACAGGTAATCAAGCAATCCTCTTCAATTTCCAATGATGTGTGGTTCTTTGTTTCAAGTACCGATTGACCTTCAACTAAGAAAGTCTCATTAACATTATCAAGATTGATAACTTGCTTTGCTCCTTTTACAAAATGACCTTCCGTAGAAGATGGAGCTACATTTACTCGTTCGATTGTGTTTTTCATTGTTTTAGTTTTAGGTTTAATATTCGTATTTAATTAGGCTAAAGTAGGTATTACCATCCACATTTGCAACATTTTCTATTTCTTCTTTTGAAAGTTTCTTTAAAATAGACTTTCCTTCATCTGTTAGAAT